GTCTCCGGGGTATATTTGAAGATTTTGTTTTTCCATTTCCAATAGTAAGCGTCAAATCTTAATTCGTAATCGTAGCCAGCGGTATTGGTATTGAATGCGGGCTTCTGCAAGTCGCACACTTCGAACAGTCCGAAGTCACACTCCATGTATGAACCAAGTTTGAAGAATACAGGATTCTCCAAGGAGAACTTTAACATGATGTAGTCCTCTTTCATCAGAGTGAACTTACGCTTACAGCCTTCATTGATCAAAGTTGTAAGCAGAATAATACCGGATATGTCTTTGATGTCGATTTGTTTCATGTCTTCAAAGTTCGGAGATAAAAAAAGAGTACCCAATTTTGAGCACTCACATACACGACAATAAAACCAATGTCGTGAATTAGCTTCTGTTTGCCGGATTATTTCCTTTTATTCCGCACATACAATAAAGTCTTATCTTTTGTTATAAGACACTCGCGAATCGCTTTTTGTGTCATTTCCTCGCCAAACCTATTATAGAATAACTTTATGGTACAATTGCCCACACCTATTATTTGAACTAAATAGGGTGTGTTATCCACACCCTATCATCTACTTTCGCCCTTCCGGGCTCGGATTTGGCTCGTTGAACTTGGCTGAAATCTTTCCAAAAGTTCGGTCTAAACTCTGTGCGTAAGTGATACTTTTACCGAGATAAATCAGATGATAAATCTCGCTACTATTAGCCGGGACTTGAATATCAACCTTACCTTTATAAAGCTCATTGAAGAAAGCTTTTTTCTTTGATTGATAATCAGACTGAGAATTACCCTCGATAGTGAACGAAAGAGTTATTTCCCTCTCATCGACTTTAGGATTATTGATTATTACCCGTTTCCCATGTTCAAGTCGGCTTTTGTTCTCAATAAAATCCTTCATGGGAGCGGATGCCCCAATAACATCAAGAAACCCCTCTCCCATTCTCACACCCCATGTTGTATAAGCGTTTTCGCCATTAATTAATAATTCATCCATAGACTATAATTTTGCTGTATTCTTTTTAACTTCTGCTATATCTCTTTGCATCTGTTGAATAGGTTTGACGATTGCCCCTGTATTTTCTGAAATCTGTACCAATTCAAGATAGGATTGCGCTATCAAATCCCGCGTATCATCAGCAATATTTCTTGTTTCCGTATCTATGGAAAGTAGAGCATCTGCTTTTACTGTTAGTAGATTAAGTGATTGAGATTGAATAATATTCTGATTCTTTATTTCTTCTCCTGCAATCTGCAATGCTGTAAACCTACCGTTCAACCCTTCGCCAGTATCTTGACTCATTTCCTGAAAACCTTTGGATGAAGCTGACTGGGATGTTGATTCTTGCGAAATCTTATCATATCCGGTTGCTGCGGCAAGTTCGTCACGGAGCTTCATGGCTTCGTCCACATAACCCATGTATTCATCCATCAGCTCCTTACGCTCATTATTGTCAAGCGTACCATCATCCTTCATGGCTTCACCGAATTTATCATACCATGTCCTCAGTTTGTCACTAAACTGTTCACCGATGGCATTTGACAGCATCGCCTGCATGAAATATTTGGATATGTCATCAGCAAAATCCTCCGCACTCTTCTCCATATCCATCAGACTGCTTATAAAACTGTCATACATGGAATCGAATGACATTCCGATCAGGCCCTCATAAAGACTGTCGGTCAGTTCTTCCAGTTTTCCTGCCTGCTCTATATAATCATCCAGCTTGTCGGTAACACGCTCACCGTAACCTCCCTTACCGGAAGATTCCATGATATCCCATAACCATACGTCCGACCGTAGAGCCTTCATCTGTTCGGGGGTCAGATTCCACAAGGAATCAGTGCCGGAGAAATCCTGCATACCGGTAGCTTTTCTTGCGTGTTCCAGCATTTCATCCGTCCATTTCAGATAATGCTGCCAGCTGCCGTGGCTCTTATGATATCCGGCTTGCTCCTTTGCTATTTGCAGATAGTTTTTATTGACTTCCTCCTGATACTTTACAGCTTCCCTGTAAGATTCAACCGATTTCATTCCCTTGCTTGCCTTCATCTCGTCAGTCAGATCCTCGATGGCCGTTTGCAAAGTTCCATTCCTGTCCGTCAGCCTGTCTATCGTTTCCTGTACTTCCTTGGCGTTTCCACCTATTCCAAACAAGGAGTTGAAGCCTCCGAATGAGATTGCGTTCAGGATGTTTCCTATGCCGTTCCTCAATGACTTGCCGATTGTGACAAACAAATCCCCTGACAAGACATCACCGATAATTCCACTGACAGCGTTCAGAACAGCATCAAGCAGACCACCGACAAGATCACTTAATCCGTCTTTGAGTACGTCAATGATGGACAGAATCCATCCGACAATGGGGACCTCCTTAAGAGATTCTGACGTTTTTCCTATGACATCCTTGAATCCGTTCACGGTTTTGATAATTCCGCTATATGCGTTATACAATCCACCGGATGAAATCTGCTGCAAGCCTCCCAACAAATTTTCCATGCTTGCTTTCAGTATGGTGGCAGTATCAGTCACATTACGCTGGGCCTGATTGGCGATATCAGTCTGTGTCTTCACATTGGCGGATGCAATGTCAGCATTCTGCCGTGCTGTTTCAAGAGCGTTTGCTGCGGCTTGTTTCTCACTTTCCGTTCCGCCCTTCTGCGCTTTGGTGTAATCATCCTGTGATTTCTTTAGTCTTTCCAAAGCAGCTGTTTCAATCCCTATGGCACTGATACGATTCTGTTCTGCTATTTGATAGGCTTTTACATCCTCTCCAAGTTTCTTGAAGTTGACTCCACTTGTACCACCCAAAGACTTTTCCATCTGGCTGATGGCGTCAATCAATGATTTCTGGCTTGCCTGATCGGAGTTCTTGAACTTGTCAGTCCGTACATATTTTTTCGCTTCGTCCAAGGCGGGCTTTATCATGTCGGAAAACATGGAACCAAACTCACCGAACACAGTAACCCAATCTATATTGGCTTTTATGGCTTCTGTTTCCTTGTTCTGTATGGCAACATCACGTTGTTTCTCCAGTAACTTTACTTGTGCATGTAGATACTAATTGAAAAGTGCGCCAATATTCCAGTTGAAAATTGCGCCACCATAGGATAAGTATAATGA